CAGAGTACCTTGTAGTGCAACCATCTAGGGAGCCTTACGGGATTCCCCAAGAGTACACAAGGAGGGTATGGATATGTTAGCTGAGTTAGCAATTGCAAATGCAGCCTTTAAAATTATTAAGACTACTCTATCTAATGGTAAAGAAATAGCAGATGCTGGTTCCGCTTTAACAAAATACTTTGGTGCAAGTCAAGCCATTGAACAAAAGGCAAAGCTAGGTACTGGTGACGTATTAGCCGCTTACCAAGCAAAACAAGCTCTTGAAAGGCAGGAAAAAGAACTAGAGTTCATGCTCAACAAGCAAGGACTTCTTGGCTATTACAAGTATCAACAATTTCGTGACGAGTTTTTTAAGACGAAGATACAGAATAATGTAGAAACAGGTTTAGTAGTAACAATACTAACTGTACTTTTCCTCGCTGCGTTTGTCGGTGTGTTAATTTATATAAAAGGAACTTTGTAAAATGAATGATCGTGAACTAACAGCAGCAGAAAAGAATGAAATAGCAGAGTTAGCGGCAGACAAGGCTTATGAAAGATTCTACCTTGCTGTAGGTAAGTCCGTTACTAAAAAGATACTTTGGATTGCCAGTGCAGTATTACTTGCTAGTTGGCTTTACTTTAAGGAAGGTACATTCTAATGGGCATACTAAGTAGTTTGTTTAGTGGTGGCAGTTCTGTTGCCCAACCTATAGAAGCTATTGGTAATATTATCGACAGTGTGTTTACATCAGATGAAGAAAGGGCACAAGGTGACTTACTTAAACAGAAGTTAGCTATGAAACCAGCACTTCTACAGGCAGAGATAAGCAGAGTACAGGCAGGTCACAGGTCAATTTTCGTGGCTGGTGCCCGTCCATTTCTCATGTGGGTTTGCGGTATGGGTTTCTTGTTTGCCTTTGTCATTAACCCTGTGTTGCAGTGGTTAGCTCCAGAGCTAGGTAGCCCTGAGTTACCTTTAGACGCAATGCTTGAACTTACACTAGCAATGCTTGGCCTAGCAGGGTTAAGGACAGTAGAAAAATTAAATGGTAAAGCTACATGAAAACATACAAAGAATTAGTAAACAATATTTTAATAAGGCTACGAGAGAAAGAAATTGTCACTATTGCAGACAATAGCTACTCTAAGCTCATAGGTATTTTTGTACATGATGCTATTGAGTACGTAGAAAGCGCATGGTCTTGGTCAAACCTAAGACACACGTTTACAGTGGCTACTCAAGCTAATACACACGTATACACAATAACAGGATCAGGTGACAAGAGTACAGTGCTTTCTGTTATCAATGACACAAGCAATGGATTCTTATCTTATCAAACGCCTTTATGGTTTGACGATAAATTTCTAAATGGCACACCTCCAGTAGCGACACCAACCAGTTACACTTTTGATGGTTTAGATAGCAATGGTGATACAAAGATTAGAGTGTACCCAATACCTGATGCTGTTTACTCTATAAAGATACAAGCGTTACTACGCTCACCTGATGTACTAGCAGACAGTGCTACTATTAAGGTTCCTTTCTTACCTATACAAGCTTTAGCATATGCAATGGCTGTAGAGGAACGTGGGGAAGATGGAGGTGTTACCTCAGTATCAGCCAAGGCTCTTGCTCAAGCATACCTATCAGACGCAATATCTTTAGATGCAGGTAAAGACCCTAATGCGTTAGTATGGGAGGCCTCATAAATGGCTAAACCTATAATATCCGCAGCAATATCTGCACCAGCGTTCTATGGGCTTAACACTCAAGAATCAGGTGTAACATTACAAGAAGGATTTGCACTTCTAGCGGATAACAGTGTTATTGATAAACAAGGACGCTTAAGTGCCCGTAAAGGTTGGGAGACATTAACTACTTCTTTAGGTGGCTCAAATGGAGCTAACGCTAATATTGGTTTAGAAGGAATGTCAAACTTTATAGACATTACAGGAGTAAGTACAAGGTTAAACTGGAGTAATACTACATTTTATAAAGGTACTACAGCACTTACTACAATTACTCCTACTACTACAGACACTATATCAGATGGTAACTGGCAAGCTGCTACGTTAAATGACCATCATTACTTCTTTCAGAGAGGTTATTTACCTTTAGTATTTACTGGAACTAACACTTTTGAGTCTATATCTGTACATACAGGAACTACCTCAGGATCACAAAAAGCTAACACAGTATTAGCTGCTTATGGTCGTTTATGGACAGCCGATACTCCTACTAATAAAACTACAGTGTACTTTAGTGATGTTCTTGATGGTACTGATTGGAGTACAGGAACTGCTGGAACTCTTGATATATCTGGTGTACTAACGCAAGGTATGGACGAAATAGTAGCCCTAGGTGCTCATAACGGATTCTTAATTATATTCTGTAAGAATAACATTATAGTTTATGGTGATGGTGATAACTTTCAATCTGGAATGACTACTGCAAGTTTAACATTAGTAGAAGTTATTGAAGGTGTTGGGTGTGTCGCTAGGGACTCCGTACAGAGCACTGGTGAGGATATATTATTTTTAAGTACCTCAGGTATACGTTCTTTAAGTCGTACCATACAAGAGAAATCTCAGCCTCTCAGAGACATATCTAAGAATGTTAGTGATGATATAATACAAGCTTTAGAGTTTGAAGATGTAAGTAAAATTAAATCTGTTTACTCACCTTCTAATTCTTTTTACTTATTATCTTTTCCTACTACATTCCAGACTTTTTGTTTTGATACAAGAGCACCTTTACAGGATGGAGCATTTAGGGCTACACTGTGGAACTCTGTGCCACCTAAGAACTATTTAACTGTAGGCTCTAGTTTATTCTACGCAGAGATAGACGGAATAGCTACTTACAAAGGACATAGGGATAATAACCAACCTTATGTAATGTCTTATGCTAGTAATTATTTTGACTTAGGATTATCTGATGTAAACAAAATAATAAAGAAAGTATCCGCAACTACTGTAGGTATCTCAGGTCAAACATTCTCACTCCAAGTAGGTTATGAGTATGAACCAGCAGTATTCTCAGAAACTTTTACTTTGGACGCAAGTGCTGTAGCTGAGTACAACATCTCTGAGTTTAATCTTATTGAGTATAGCGGTGGTATTTTAGTTAATGACCAATCATCACCAGCACAAGGCTCAGGAAATATACTACAAATAGGATTCAATGCACCCATAGATGGATCAGCTATGAGTCTACAAAGGCTAACAATTTATGCTAAACAAGGTAAGGTACTTTAAATGTCTAATTATTCTAAAACTACAAATTTTGCAACAAAAGATGCTTTAGCCTCAGGAAACCCACTTAAGACTATTAAAGGTACTGAGTTTAATGTTGAGTTTGATGCTATTGAAGTAGCCTCAGCTACTAAAGCTAACATAGCAGCACCTACGTTTACAGGTGTACCCTCTGCCCCTACAGCTAGTGTAGGTACTGACACTACACAAATAGCTACTACAGCTTTTGCAAATGCTTCTGCTACTGCTGCTGCCGCTATTGCATTACCTAAGTCAGGCGGTGCAATGACGGGAGCCATAACAACTAATAGTACCTTTGATGGTGTGGATATAGCTACACGTGATGGTGTGTTATCAACAACTGTTACTACTGCCAATGCAGCCTTACCTAAGTCTGGTGGTGCAATGACAGGGGCGATAACAACTAATTCTACGTTTGATGGGGTAGATATAGCTGTTAGGGATTCTGTATTAAGCACCACAACGACTACAGCAGACGCAGCACTACCTAAGTCAGGTGGAGCTATGACAGGCGCTATCACTACCAATAGCACCTTTGACGGAGTAGATATTGCTACCCGTGATGGAGTTTTGTCAACCACTGTTACTACAGCAAATGCCGCATTGCCTAAGGCGGGTGGCGCACTTACAGGTGCATTAACAACTAACTCTACTATAGATGGTCGTGACGTAGCGGCAGATGGTGTAACGGCTGATGCTGCACTTCCAAAGGCTGGAGGCACTATGTCTGGCTTGGTCAACATGGCTGACCAGATCGTCCAACGTCCTGTCTTAAAGGACTACGCTGAAACTAAAGTAGCTATGGCTGCACACGCTGTTGACCTAGAGCTAGGCAATGTATTCACCTACACGCTCTCAGGTGGGCAAACTCTTACCTTTACTAATCCAGCAGCCAGTGGTACAGCTTGTAGCTTTACTCTTATTATAACCAATGGTGGGTCAGCCACTTTGACCTTCCCATCTAGCGTTGACTGGCCTGCCGCTACTGCGCCTACGCTGACTGCTAGTGGAGTTGATGTGCTTACGTTTACAACCTGTGATGGTGGAACTATTTGGTATGGAATCGCTAGTGGCATAGGTATGGCTTAATGACTATTGAAAAGAAGTTATTAGCCACTAACCCTGTATCGGGTGAGGTGTTGCCAGAAGCGGTTAGCTTTGATGGGGCTACTGATTACTTGTCTAGGTCTAGTGATCTTACGGGTAACTCGGATGGTAAGACATTTACATTTAGTTGTTGGTTTTATCAGGTAGCAGGGGATAATGGAGACTTATATTCTATAGACACAGGCTCTACTACACAAAGATTGTCGATATTTGTTACGTCTAGTGGGGAGTTTGGGTTTTTAATGAGAGATAGTTCTGCGGGTTTGGTTTTATATGCCAACAAGTCTCAGCTTATCGCTGGCAACACATTCAATCACCTATTAATCTCTATTGATATGACTAATACGTCCAATAGGTATGTTTACCTAAATGACAATTTGGTGGCAATGTCATGGAATAACTATAACAATTTAAATATAAACTTCAGCAGCGCAGGACATGGCATAGGTGCAAGGGGTTATGATGGAAATAATAAACTAAAAGGCCGCTTATCAAACCTATTCCTTGACTACACTTATCGTGACCTAAGCACCACATCCAACAGACGTTTATTCATTACGGCTGACGGCAAACCTTCCGACACAATACCATCTAACCCCATCCTTTACCTACCTATGAAGGGCGCAGCCACAGCAGGCTCTAACAGTGGCACAGGCGGTGACTTCACTGTCAATGGGGTATTAGCTACAGCAGAGCGTGGGCCTAACCAAGATAACTGTAGTGCTAGTAATTTTGATGGTAGTAATGATTATATGGACAGGGCATCTATTACAGGAATCAGCGATGGAAAAGTAGTAACTTGCGCTTTTGTAATTCAGCAGAAATATTCTGGCGGTAATTATATTATTAATTTCCATGACTCTGTTGAGGTGCTTGGTCATTTAAGTGTGACTTTTAGTGGGGGAGGGGATTGTGAGGTGTACGCATATGACGTAAGCCATACTCAGATTTTAAATGTTAGTTTTAATTTAAACACAGGTGAGGCGACTTCTCATGGTGTGGCAATATCTTTTGATTTATCGGATACATCTAAGCGACACTTGTTTGTTGACGGTGTAGATAGAACGTCCACTGGAGCGTGGAATACCTATACTAATGCTAATATCTCGTACACTAGCGCAAACGGGGTCTTTATTGCTGCTCAAAAGTCTAATAATACCTTTGAAGGCGATTTAGGAGAGGTCTACTTCAACACATCCTACACAGACCTAGCCACAGAAAATCCATTCTGGGATTCAGACGCTAACCGACCTAACTCAGTACGCAAGGTAATTGAAGATACAGGCGTTACACCACTTATAGCTCTGCCTATGATCGGCTCTGACGCAGGTAACAACTTAGGTTCGGGTGGAGACTTTACTGTTAACTCAGGGCCGTTTACAGGTGCTAGGGGTGGCAGTGAGTTTTGGGCTAGGAGTGTAGCGGTTGGGACAAGTAAGTATCTAACGAAAACCAACCCTTCAACCTTATCCAACTCTTCTACTTATACTTTAATGTTTTCATTCAGAACTACTTATGGAGGTAGCCAGACTATATTTTCAGTGGATAATCCAAATTCTCATTCAAACGGTCTTACTGTGATGCTTGATAACACCTCAGGAGTCACTAATTATGTTAGTTATAATTCATACTATAATGGCAATAATCGTCGTGCCAATTTTCATGTTGATAATACAAATTCTAGGTTCACACACGGAAATTGGAATACAGTGCTAGTGTCTGTAGACACATCAAATACAAATACTTTTAAGGCTTTTATAAACAGGACGGAGGTGACTCCATCAAATATGACTAGTGTTAATGCTGTAATAGGATTTACAGGTCATGATATTCATATCAATAGAGGTAATGGTGCAGCACAAGACCCTTGCGAAGTTGCGAATGTTTATTTCTCTACAACGTATACTGATTTTTCACAAGAAGCCACCCTCAATAAGTTTTTAGATCAGCTTGGCTATCCTAAAGATTTAACCGATGCGATTTCGGATGGGGATATTGATAACCCTATTGTCTATTTAAAATTTAATGACTTAACCAATTTTGGTGCTAATGGTGGCACAGGGGGTGACCTTACTGTCAGTGGCTCCGTAATTCAAGATGGGGATGTAAACCCATACACATAGCAGATAAGAGGAAACACACAATGCTATTAATTAAAGCAACAGGCAGTACAGTAGAAGCATACCCGTATTCACTAGGACTTCTACGCAAAGACAATCCAAACACTAGCTTCCCTAAACAGCCTAGTGTTGCTGACATGGCAGCGTTTAATGTCTACCCAGTGACCGAAGCAAACCCAACAGTTGGCGAGGGTCAGCACTTGGTTAAAGTTTGGACACCAACCCTAGTAGGCGGTGATTGGGTATTGGCGCATGAGGCGGTTGATCTAACGTCAGATGAAGTGGCAGAAGCTACGGCAGTTCTTGCAGCAGATGCCCGTGAGAAGCGTGATGGGTTACTCGCAGCTACCGACTTCTACGCTTTGTCTGATGTGGTTATGACTATTGAAATGACAGCTTACAGAACTCTTTTGCGTAACCTAACAACACAGGCTGATTTTCCAACAGAAATTAACTGGCCTACAAAGCCTTAGAGGAATAAGAATATGCCAGAACAAAGAAGCGGCTACGGCCAGAAAATAAAGACTACAAGATCACCCACAGGAACTAACTACCCTACAGGAACTTATGAAGCTATGAAAGGCCCTAAT